ATTTATATATGGACCAGAAGGAATAGTTACTAAAGTCAAAAATTGGTTTAAAGGTATATTTGCATGGGGTAAAGAAGCAGGTACTACAGATGAGGGTGGTTGGTCATTAATGACATTTATGTATGGACCAGAAGGAGTAGTTACTAAGATTAAAGCATGGGTTGGAAATTTACTTAGCTTTAAAGGTGTGGATGGAAAAGATATTGGTATAGTAGATAAAGTTATAGAAATGTTCAAGACTATGATTGAGAATATCGTATCATCAGTAAAAGGTGTGCTTTCTAGTGTAGGAGGAGAAGCAACAGAGGCAAGAAAATATTGGGATATTACTGATACTGGTAGTAAAGATGTAGATACCGAAGCTTTGAAAAAGAACGTAGCTGGTATGGGTAAAGAAGATTTGGAAAAATTAAGAGCTAGTTTCGTAAAACAAGCAGAAGATAAAAGCATTTTCACTGGTGGACTTGATAATACAAAAGAGGTAATGAATATAATTGCAGCCAGATCGGCACAATTTAAAGAAGGTGGATTAGTTAGAGGTACAGGAATGGCTGTCCTTCATGGAACACCAGCCGCACCAGAAATGGTTTTAGACAATCAGGCTACAAGTCTTTTTATGCAAGCTGCCCAATCCTTGTCACAATTACAAACACAAAATGACGCGGTAAAGAGAACACAAAGTGGATCTAATGCACCGATAATTGTCAATCAAAATAATACTAATAATGCTTCTAGTCAGGGATTTTATATACCACCTCCACCCGTAATAGTCCAGAATCAGAATAGTCTTCCTTTTTAAGTTTTATAATATCCATCTGAAAGATAGTAGATAAGGGCGTCAATCAAATCGGGATTACCCCAAGATGATGCCACCCATATTACTAATAGCACACAGAATAAAAATCCGTATAAGTCACTATTATCCATTAGCTAGCAGTTGCTAAATCGGCGAAGTAAGAAAGTTCTTCAGAAGATTCTGCTGTTGCCGCAGTATCTGGAATGGAAGGAGAAACTACATCCATTTTAGGAACAGTCGCGATGTAAGGTTTACCCCCATCAAAAGGAGGTGGTGATGTCTCGACAGAAGGTTGAGTTTGTAAACCCAATACTCTATCCAACTTCTCTTTCAATTCAGTATAAGACTTGAAATTCTTTGGATCAGTAAATTCTACTAATGAATATTCCGTTTTCCAAATATCTTCCATTTTAGTCTCATCTTCATCAAGTGGGCCTGGAGTAGCAAATTCACTCTTATCGTAATTTGAAAACCCATCTATCTTACGAATCTTTATTTTGAAATTCGCACCTTCCCACAAATCAAATGGATTGACTGGGGTTTCATCTGCAAATTCAGGATTCATCTTATCATTAACCTTATCCCAAATTTTCTTTCCAAATTTGTACAGACGAACTTGTCCCTCATTTTGTGGATTAACAGGATCACTAACTACATAGACATTAGCCATATAAGTAAGTCTACGTTTCTGTTTACGAGCAATATCTTTATTTGCCTCGACACCAGAATTCCAAAGTTGAGAGTTGTGTTCACTCACTGGATCTTTTTGACTAAGAGTAGTAAGGGAGTTTTCAATGTACCAGCCACCAGGCCCCTGAAATCCATGATTCCAAGTTCGTGCCCATGGTAAATCTTCTCCATCAGGAGCTGGTAAAAATCGGATAACAGCCATTCCGTTACCTGATTTATCTAATTCTGGACGCCAAAATCGATCATCATCACCTTGACCACCAGAGGGGGAATTTAATTTTGCGGTTTCTTTTAGGAGATTTTGAAGTTTATCTCCACGTTTTTTCTTCATTTCTGCGAACGACATATGTTACCTTTCGTATATTTCGTATTGCGTTGTATTATTTGTATTGTGATTTATTCACTTAATCATCTTATACTATAAGTATATCATACTAATCTAATTTGTCAACCCCCCTTTCATATTGGTAGTTTTGAGGTTCTTGGAATAAGATGTAGATTTTCTGCTTCATCTTGTATATTTTGTTTCAGTTTTCCACCAACCATTTTACCTGCTATTTCTGGTTCCACTTTATTTTCATCACAATAATGTACTACCGCATCAATGTAAGTCATATGAGTGGACTGAACTAAATTTTCAATTTTCTCCATAAAAATTATGGCATTATTTAATTTAATACCCATTACATATCACCATTTCCATTTTTACTCAGTTCACGTGATTCAATATGTTCTGGATCATCTTTGTCTTTGAACCAGTAATCAGTACTCTTTGCCAAGACAGCCACGTAGGCTCCTAGCAAAATATTAACTAAATCTCTAGAGTCTGGTTTTAATTCAGCAAAAAACAATAACGCAATTAGAAAAATAAATGTTCCCAAAATTGTCCCAGACAAGATTGATCTTGCCCAGAAGGTCATCCTTTTTCGTTTCTCAATAGATTTAGTTTCTTCAAATATTTCATTCTTGTCCATTATTTTTCTCCATGATATTTAATACCGTGTTGTTCTAGAAGTACTTGTCTATTTTTCATGTGAGCCTCTTCAATTTCCTCTTTACTTCCACCAAAATATCCTACTGAGTAACCACTTTCACACATCCATTTGTTTATGTTTGTCCATCCTCCAAACTCATGCCCATCTTCTGTACAGTTAATCCAAAGCTCTCCTAATACTCTACCGAACTTACCTCTACTGTCTGATTCTGGACATCGACATTGTATTTCAATATCATCTCTGTCTGACAATATTGCCCAATGTACCCATGACTTAAGTGCGGCCGATGAGAGTTTTCCATAAAACTTTTCTTCTAAATCTCGCGTTCGTGATTCAGGAGTATCTATTCCAAGTAAACGAATTCTATTACATATCCGTACATCAAAACCCAAATCAAAAACTGCATCAATAGTATCTCCATCGACAACTCTCTCTACAGTAGTTATGTTGTAAACAAACTCACATGGTTCTTCGTTAATATATTCAGCCATTTTTTTCCTTTAATATCTTCGATCTTCCCATTCAAAGGTCCAATCATTCGTATCTATATGTGTAACTTTAACTCTACCCAAATCCATAGTTTCAGGATAAAAGAAAATGTAATTTTCTCCACCTAAATTAGTTTCTCTTCCAGCATATCTAGGATTAACAGCATTAGGCTCTCCTCTATTAACTCCTGCTTGCCGTTCTGCTAAATCAGCTGTTAAGGTAGCTTCATATTTTTTTCTTTGAAATCCAGCCTGAATAAATCTTGCTGGTTGATTTCTATATCCACCCCTATACTCTGACATATTTTTAATTCCCCTGTATTGTGTGTGGTGGCCAGTTCTTCTGTTCCCAAGCGACTGGCCGGAGGACTACCCTCTAACTCGGCTATAATCTACGCAGCGAGTGCGTAAGAATATGCAGTATAATCGGAATTATTTGCGATTAAGTTATTTGATGTAGGTCATCGCCCTATTCGTTCTCTCTGATACCTTCATTAGCAATCGAATTCCATAACAGCCCCATCAACGAATCACATCATTATCAGATATATTAAATATGATAACCCTGCCCCTATTAAGAAGGCTATAAAAAGTTTATCTAATATTCCCATATGATTCCTTGGTGGAGCTGGCCGGAATCGAACCGGCGTCTTACTTAACTATTCTTTCAGGTCATCAAACAAATTCCTTAACATTATTATTTAGTTCATACAACTTCTTAGCTTCCCATATTTTATCTGTCCAATCATTCCGTTTCTCTACAAACAATTGAGGGGAATCATTATCAACGGCAATGATTACCACTACTTGTGAAACTGGTATCTTTGTAAGTTCTTCATATGCTACTGCATAAAAAGCACATTGTGCAAAATAACTTTCACACCATTCTTTTTTCTTGGTTCTGTTACTGGTCTTGTAATCTATCACAGACAACTTACCATCAAACTCAGCAATCAAATCCGTTCTTCCAGCAATACTAAAATGATCTGAATACAAACCAAGTTCTACACCGTGAATGTTGTCTATTCGTTCTAGGAACGGTTCAATGGTCTTGAATAATTCTGCAATGTGTGGTAGTTCTCCCGTGAGAAATCCGTCATCGTTTTGGATATATTTTTCACACACACTATGTAATCTGGTTCCTCTACGTGAGGCTTTACCAGAGACTTTGTTCGCTTCGGTTTCTCCAACACGTTTTCTCCATTCAAGTATTGAAGTTTTGGAGAACTCACCGAGAATGCTTGTGATGCTAGGGAATAATTTACCGGCTGGAGTTTCATAAAATCTCTTTCCATTTCTAGATTCGTGTTGTATATCAAACGATAGATTTGGTGACTGTCTTAGATGATTAAACTTTTTCATATCAAATTATAAGGTATTGCCTGGAATATTTTGTTTCATATCATTTAGTTTATCATTAAGTTGACCAACTGCTTTAGGTTGTACAAAATGTTTAGTCTTGATATTATCATAAGCAAAATATGGAGCTGACATTACTTGTGTTATTTCACCACCACAGGTCTCAAACCCCTGACTAGCTGGGTTCTCACCATGTAAAATTTGTTTCACACATGGTGATTCCGTTGGTATCTTTCTATCGGATATCTTTAAATCTTCTTCAAAAGTGTAACTACATTGGTTACACTTATAATCATACGTTGGCATAGGCTTCAATCCAGCTTGGAGGTGTTCTCATGTTTTCAACTAATCCACCCCATTTAGCTTTAGTGTCTTTACATTGTTTCGAATATACTTGTCTAAAAGATTCTATAGAATTTTGAACATCATCTTCAAGAATTTCAACTTTAGTGGGGCTCGGGAGTACGGTAAGTTCTCCTTCTGGGATATTTTTAGGGACATGACTTAATTTATTATAAAACTTAGACCAATCATCATGCATGGCATCATATCGATACCAATATTCTTTATGTAACCAAAACCACAAATCATGTAACCATTGATAGTTTGAATTATTAGCTTCAACCCACCAAGCTGGTTCTAGAATCGATTCATCCGGAGGATCTAAGGATTTAAGTATATCACCCTCCGGATCTAAAGAATAATGTGCTGCCGTTAACATTTTAGTATATGTTAAAATTTTCAGTTTCACATCTTCATCACAATGTGCATAAGCACACATTTTTGGATCTACATCCAGAAATAATATATTCATAATATTAGTTTTATCTCAATGTGTTATTGACTTATAAAAAATATGTTGATCTATTACCGCCGTTACTTTTTTCTTTTTCGTCCAGAATGGAGCTTTAATATATCTGGCGTGATAGTGAAGCGCACCGTCAGTGATATCCACGAGGTTGTCCTTATTTTCCAAAACATATTGCGCTAACAAAAATGAACTATCCCATGACCTACTGTTTGTTGGTGGTATATCATCTTTACCATCGCAATACCATGAAAACTGACAACGATCTCTTCTTGGTAATTGTTGACCATCACTTGCCGTATAAGTTGAACCCTCATAAACTACTTCACATACTGTATTTGGATACCATGTTGAATTTACTCTATTTAATGTTACTTGGGCAACTGCTAATTTTCCTGCTGTACTTTCTACAGCTGCTTCGAAAAATATATTCTTTGCCATACAATTTACTTGTTCATTATGTAATTGTTTTTTAATCTGTAATGTTTCATCAGTCTTACTAATAATAGTACTCATCTTCTGTTGTTCAGCCGATACGTATACCATTTCATGTTGGTTACTTACAGTTGACGTTCCACCAATACTACCCAAAAAACCAGTAGTAAGGAAAACAATAAGAAATAAACTTACGTTTCTCATAGTCCTCTTATATTTGGGTTACCGTTCTTTTAAACTTTACGCTGTGCTCTTCTCGGATTCTTAATATACGTATCAGTGTTGCCCAATATATTCGAACTAATAAAATCTTTCCAGTCAAAATCCGATTCCCAGGTATAAGTACCTAATGTGCCAACAAATTTTTGTGCATCCCTATCAAATTGAAACGTAGTTATTACGTTTAGGGGGTTTGTTAGCCTGACAGTTAAAGAACGTGGTACACCAGCTTGTGCGAGTAACTTTCGAATCTCGACCTCTTTCGTTACTGCTTCGCCACTACTAGACGTACGCTTAAATTTTACTATTCTGTCATCTAAATTTTTTAAATTTGCCATTATGGTATTAAATCCGGGAAAGTTGTTTTTACTAAATTATAAGTTAAACCCCGATAGTTCAACTTTTTATCTTTTATTTGAATTACCAAATCCGCTTCTGTCGGGTGTAATTCTTCTAACATCTGAACAAATAATTGCTCTCTTCTTAATTGACCCAGACTACTATGACCACCCTCAATGAATAAATAAAATTTTCTAATATTGGGATATAGATAAGTGGGGTTATATTCGTCTGGTGAACCTACCGTTTTATAGGGAGGTGCGCCTTCTGGCAGAGCAAATTTGATATCTGGATGAAATGCATATTTTAACAATTCCATTAACGGTGTGGATTTATTTTCTAGCAAAATCTTTTTACGTTCTGTGATAGATTTTGCCTTTGCGATGTCCTCAAATATAATTGGTATACTAAGTGCCATAAATTAAAACTCCGATAAGTTCTCTGTTAGGTTTTTTAATCTATGTTCTACAAAATATGTAAGTAATCGTTTTCTATCTCCAACATGTGGTTTCTCGAACTGATTAGATATATTTATACGAATTGTACTAGGAATTTCACTCAAATCAATTAATTGTTTGTTTCTATTGAAATTACGTAGCATTTCATTATTGCAAAACATATTTGGTTCCAGATCAAACCAATCAGAAACCTTCTTCTTGGATATTGGAGTTTGTCTCCTTCCTTCATCAACAAGCACATTATCATCCGATAAAATATTTGGAACACCATCTCCCACATCACCTCTTATAAGTTTTTCATGAAGTGACCACTTAGCATCTCCGTCAATAAACTTCTTTTGTATAGGGGAATATTGTCGAACATTAAATTGGTGGAGTTGAATAAAGTCTTTGTCACTAGACAAGATCAAGGTTCTCTCACTAGATAGTTCTACTAAGACAGCGATAATATCATCAGCTTCTGCCTTTTCAACTTGTAAAACTTTATATGGGAACCACTCTATTAATTCAGCTTTCAATACGTTTAAACTTTCGTATAGATTTTGCCAATCAATATGAGAATTAGAGCTTCTCGCTTTTTTTCTTGATGCTTTATAATTCGGAAAAAGTTCTTTCCGCCAAGATTTTCGGTCATCACAACACAAAACCAATTCACCATATTCACTAGCAAACTTAGTTCTATATTGTCGTAGTGAATTTAATACCGATGGCCTCAATGTATCCATACTGGTATCACCATACTTTCCTGCTGTCACATATGAAGCAATAAAGATTTGTGAAAAATCAACTAATAGTGCCATGTATCTTTTTTTGGTTTTCGTCAGTTTCCATTACTTCTATAGGTGACTGAATTGCGTGAAGGAACTGTTGCCATTGTCCACTACGTAATTGCCAATTATAAAACATATCAAAATAACTACGTTGTATCTTCAATAAATTTTGTACATCATCATCCCAAAAATGCTCAATTGCACGCCCTAAAATATGACCATGTACTTGTGCATGTTTATCTGGGTCTTGTTCATAACCATACATCCAAGGGAAGTTTGCCCCAGTTTCTGGAATAGCTCCAAGATTAGGAACAACTGCCAAACATCCAGCACTCATTGACTCAATCAAAGTAATACAACTAGTTTCTTCGTATACACTTGGATATGCCATGATATGTTGTGTCTTCAATGCTTCACGGATTTCATCATTTGATACTGTACCATGATAATTAACACCATCCATTTCAGCTGCACGTTTATATATGTGTCTAAATTGCTCATCTAAATGTCCACGGTCATATAACTTAAAACTAGAATAAATGTTTAACTCTGCATTCAATCCTTCCTTAAGAGTATTCCTCATGAAGTCCCAAGCATTTAATAATACTTCAAGTCCACGATGAGGTGTAGAAAAATAACACACATTTATCTTATCACCGTCTTTCGGTTTCGTATGTTCTGGAATAGGATATATGGAATTCTGTATTACTACTCCACGTTCATACGGAAATCCTAGATACACATAAAATTGATATTGCTGCCAGTGACTAACAAATACTACACGCTCAAACTTGTCCCAATTTTCTTTATTTTTTAAATGTTGAACTTCTGGGTCTTGTGCTAAATCATGTATCCAAAGAACTCTTTTTTTATCTTCTTCAAGTTCTCTAACTCTTGTAGAGATAAATTGAAATTGATCTATTAATCCAGGTTCACGTTGTTCTATTTCTTTATAGAGCCACTTTCTCATAAGCTCCGTTCCGCCCATTGCATTTATTGATGTAGCAAGTTCAGCTGGAGTACCAGAATCACCATCGAAATCAATTTCAAAATCAACATCATCATCTGGGTTAGATATTGTTACTGAATCTGCTGCGGAGGATTGTTGAGGGGGAGCTAATATTTCAAAATTTTCTTCTTGATTCACTGCCTTTACCATATTTTTTCCAATCTTAATAATTTAGGTTGTATAGTATATATTATACCATGTAATCATGATTTGTCAAGTATAATTATAACGATGCATCAAATTGCCTGTCAGTTAATGCCATCCTCTTTTTGGGTTGAACATTCACAGGACGATTTTCCATTTCGTTTGTCCATACAGCATTAATATCTGGATAGAATATACCTACAGTTCGTTTTGGTGTACCATCTGGTTCATATGCCATCGCAACACACCGAGGGATCACTTTTTTCGTCTCATCTTGTCCACTAAACATGCCTATCCAGTCACCAGTTCTAATGTAATGTTCTATGTATCGAATATATGCTTTTTTATTTTCTACTGTTGTTAAGGCACGTTGTTTGTCTTTTACAGATATTTCTTTATTCCGTGATTGAGCAGTAAGCATAGTAATCATTTCTTTATTATGTTTAATCCAATTTTTAACATTAACTAAAGAATATGGATCTTCATCAATAAGAGATAAAACATACGGATGTACATTCTTATATTCAGCGGGCTTTTTTCTAGCCCTCAACTTCGCCATTCGATCTATTTTTTGTGCTTGCGTCTCTTTCTTCTTTTTTGTAGTCATTATCATATCTCATAAAAGTGTTAATTTAATCAAAGCATTTTTCTTTGATCATTGTTTCAAAAACTCTCCATAGTTTTTTCATTCTTGTTTCATGTAATTCACTCAACCCAATCAGAACATTTGAAAGTTCATCATCAGTCATTGGGCCATCTGGATCATCATAATATCTTTCTGTTATGGCATTCAAGTCATCTTTTGTCTGCCATACATTCTGAATTTCTTCTTCTAAATTAAATCTATCGTATTTCATATTTCAACTCTCATTTGGTGAGGAGCATAAGATTCGCACTTATTCAGGCACAATGCCACGAGGTTTACAGCCTCGCCCAACTCTCTCGCTTTGGCGGCTCCCCAATTATTTTTTATATTGAACTTTCTAATTCGGCT